TAGCTAGAGGAGATGGTTCTTTTAAGATTACGCAATTTGCACTAGCAGATGACGAAATCGACTACACCTTATACAATCCACAACATCCCTCTGGTTCTGCTCTCTACGGAGAAGCTATTGAGAATATGCCTCTATTAGAAGCATTTCCTGATGAGACTCAAATTATGAAGTACAAACTTACTACACTACCAAGAGGTACTTCTAAGCTACCTATCTTAGGATTAGGTTTTACCTCTATTAGTCTTAAACAAGGAGAATCTTTAGCTATAACACCTCAGACACTTAACTTTGGAGGAGCAACTTCAACGTTTGAAGCAGGAGGATATACTGCTACAATAGCAGATATTAGAGTATTAAACACATTCACAGGAGTGGGAGTTAATACTGAAGAAGCTGAAAAGCTAAACACTGTAACAACAATAGGTACCAACGTATCTAAAAACGTTATTGGAACTTCAGTTAACCTTACTGCAACAACAATTAATACCTTATTTGGATCAAGAACACAGCTACAGACAACACTTACAGTTATAGGAAGAGACTCTGGAGCTAGATTAACTATACCTGTAACCATTACTAAATCTAATTAATTATGTCATTTAAAAGATTCGATCAAGAAGACGTAGTCGTTAGTGCTGAGTCAATATCAACTCCAGTATGGTCAGGGAATAAAACTACCCTAAACGGATTCTATACTTCTTCAACTCAAGTAGGAGGCGCTTCTGGTGATTACTACTACAATATATACCAGACTGGATCTGCTCTAGAAGATGCAAGGGTACAATTTTCTTTAGCTTACGGGCATAAGAAAGGAAGCGGTAGTATATACTTTAACCCAACAGTACCTGGAAAGACACCATCATCAACAGTTTACGGTCAATATAGATCACTTATATTAGGAGATGAAGATTCTAACTTTGTATTCGGAGGAGTAGCATCTGAACATTTTTATGCACTATCAATTAATAGAGCTAGATTTAAAGAAAAATTACTACCAGGAACAATTTCTATAACCTTAGAACATTCAGCTAGTAACGGTAAAACGTATAGCAGAACTCTTACAGACGATAGTAAAGTAGCATCAACAGTTACATTTACTGACGCTGGTAGGGTTTATGAATTAGTATCAGGTTCATTAGGAACTATTTATTCTGGTTTAAACAATAACGGATATACTTCTAATCACGGATCATACGGTAAAGTTCTTCCGGACATTGGAGTAATATTGATAAATGCAAACGCACTTAACTCTATGCCAATTAGTGGTGGAGTTAGATTTGAAGCAAATGAATTAGCTAACACAGTTACCTTCTCAGGAAGTAAAAGTAACCTACAACAAGGATTTGATCTCTTCGAAAGAGGAGGAGGGTTTAGAGTTCAGTCAGAAGAGACTATTGCTTCTAACTTTGTATTTGTTAGAGCAAGAAACTCCGAATTTAATTACTCAAGTAACCCTTCTGTTATAACAGGATCAGGTGAATTGAGACATGACGTCTTAATTAACTCCCCTCAATCGTATATTACATCGGTTGGACTATATAATGATAATAACGATCTGCTTGCAATTGCTAAACTATCTAGACCACTGTTGAAAGACTTTACTAAAGAAGCGTTAGTAAGAGTTAAGCTTGACTATTAATGAATGAGTACTTACAAGAAACTGAATCGCCAAGACGTATACGTTACTGATTATGCTGCACGTAAGCAGTGGGATGCTAGTGGCAGTTTGTTATCTTCGTATAATATTGAAACTCTAAGAGGTTTTTCTGGCTCAACACCCGGTTATGCTTACCCATCTGATTTAAGAAATAACAGATACGAAAAGCTTACATACGATAGCATTAAACATAACTTCTATGCCGATGGTATAGGTAACGGTTTATACAGCGGTTCAAGAGACTTGTCTTTACAAACTACATTAACACTTAGCGGTTCAAGAGATATAAAAACAGAAGTAGGAGTTATATCTATACCTAAAGGTGTATTCGGTACACATATAGTTCCTAATACATTTGAGTTTAAACCTAAGTTTGAAAAGGAAGTAGATGAATACATACTTGACGGTTACGCTATAGATAGAATATCAGGAGAGAATGCCTACATTCATAATAACGACTATTGGTATAAATCAAATCCTATCGACCCTAATGACTACTTAGTTGATGAAGAAACATTCGTAGATGAGTCTGTAATACAGTATTCAGATATTAATCGCAGTCAACAGAGAATAGAGATAATAGACGACGGTAACGGATCACTAATATTTTCAGGATCTGAAACAGTCTTTACAAAGCCTAGACAAGTAGTAGGGGATATAATATACAATCAAGGCCTAGCAATAATTACAGATCCAGAAGTTGCAAGATACTTAAGTACTTATTCTAGACATATATTGCGATGGAAATCAAACCAACCTATTTATACATATAATGTACACTGTAAGGTTAGTGATAATGAATTAAATTATACATACAATACCTCAGCCCAGACTGGAACTGAAGGTACGGTTGCCTCTAATGTAAGTAGTAGTTTATTTACTCCTTATATTTCAACAGTTGGACTTTATAATGATGCTAATGAGTTGATCGCCGTGGCTAAAACTAACAGACCAATTCAAAAGACTCATAATACAGATATGACTTTTGTAGTAAAAATAGATATATAATGGCTATAACAATAAGAGCAAATAAAGGACAAGCATTGAGCTACGGTGAAATGGATATAAACTTCGGTTCATATTTCTATTCGAGCTCTCTACAAGGTGCTAACCTTCATCTACACTATACGAGCAGTTTAAATGTTCCAATCAATCAACCTACTCACGTAATACCGTTAAGGTCAGGACAGGTAGCTGGTACAGATTTTAACATTCAATACAATGAAGCTGGTAACTTAGAAGGTGCTGGTGATTTTAATTATAGCGGTTCTAAGGTAGGTATTAACAACACAGTAAACGACTTAACATATAACTTAGAAGTATCAGGAAGCATTAGAGCATCCGGTGCTATACTTTCTAATTCAGATGAAAGGTTAAAAGAAAATATTTATAGTATAGATAACGCTCTTTCTAGAGTCGGTAAACTAGAGGGTGTATACTTTAATTGGAATGATCAAAAAGAAAGACAAGTAGGAGTTATAGCACAAGAGGTACAAAAAGTTCTTCCGGAAGTTGTTTCTGAAGACAAAAATTCGTATCTTGCTGTAGACTACTCTAAGATTGTGCCTTTATTAATAGAGGCAATAAACGAACAAACTAGTATAATCTTTGACTTGGAAGAGAAAATTAGTAAATTAGAAAAATAAGATGGCTATTATATTAAGAGCAGACAAAGGAACACCGTTATCTCATACGGAGCTAGATAATAACTTTAGGCAGTTATTCTATTCTGCTTCTTTTTCTGGTACTCAATTAAGTCTTTTTACTTCAGCTTCTTTAGACAATGAAGTTACTATTCCTTTCTCTACGCCCTACGGTAAAGAGTATTATGTACAATACAAAGAAGGAAACGCTACAAGTGGATCAAATTCTTCATTTAGCGGCTCAGCTAACTTTTTATACGATTATAGACAGTTTCATTTAAAACATACAGGTTCATTTACTAACGTTGGTAATGCAACCGTAGATGGTAATTTAACAGTTACCGGTACAGTTACTGCTCAAGAAATGAGAACAGAGTTTAATAACTCTTCAGTAGTATTTGAATCAGGCTCTACTAAATTTGGAGACACAGCTGACGATACTCATTCATTTACTGGTAGTTTACAATTACAAGGAAGCTTAACTAGCTCTGCAGATTTATATATTGCCGATTGGGGTAGTGTATCTGCATCTTTAGCCTCTAACTTATTTACAGAGAATGCAGCTTCTGCATCACAAGCAGCAGATCATACTGCACTATCTTCATCTCTAGCAACTCGTATACAATCAGGAAGTGATTCTGTACAAGCTACATATTTACGAAACACAACAGATACATTAACAGGAGATTTAACAGTTACAGGTAGAATTAACGCTACAGAAATTACCACTACCTATGTATCTTCTTCCATATTATATAACTCAGGTTCAAACGTATTTGGAGACGCAGCAAGTGATATTCATATCTTTACCGGTAGTATTCGATCAGAACAGGCTATAACAGGTTCGGATGTAAGAATACAGCAATGGGGAAGTGTTTCTGCTTCTTTAGCTAGTATTAACACAACTGTTGGTGCTCTATCTACTGAGTATAGCGACTTACAAAATATACCTTCAGGTATAGTTTCTGCATCAGCATTATCTATCCCTCCAATACAGGGTAAAATAGCTTTATCTACAAACGGAGTTGCTGCAAACGCTCTTTCGTTAAACAACTTATCATCAGGTGATTCACCAACATTTGCCGACTTAACTCTTGATAACTTTGCATCAGTATCAGCTTCATTAGCAGCATTAACTGCAGGAACAATTACAATTAGTAACGATGCTAATAACAGAGTATTAACAGCAGTAGGTGACTCAACCTTAAATGGTGAACAGTATCTTACATTTGACGGCAGTACATTAACCGTTGGAGGCACTACAGTTATTGGAGCCTTTACAAATTCTAACTCAGACATTACAGGTCTACTTGGAGGTTCAACTTTCGGTTCTTTAATAGAAGGAGGAGCAAGCGGACATGTTGCAGTCGGTATAAGAGGAAATGACACTACAGATTCTTTTGCTATAATTAGTGGAGATGGTGATTTCTACGCTAATGATACATACGATAAAGTATGCTTCAAAGTAACAAATCAAGGTATAACTACTATAGGAGGTAATCTAACTGTAAACGGATCAATTTCTGCTACAGGAGATATCTCAGCATACTTTTCTTCGGATGAAAGATTAAAAGATAATATTGAATTGATTAATGATCCAATTCAAAAACTAAAACAAATAAAAGGTGTATCTTTTGACTGGAACGATCAGTCAACAAACACCGGCCATGACGTAGGAGTAATAGCACAGGATATCGAAAAGGTATTACCAGAGCTAGTTGCTACTAGAGATAATGGCTTTAAAGCAGTACGTTATGAGAAAATAGTCGCGTTATTAATAGAAGCTGTCAAAGAACAGCAGTCTCAAATTGAGGAGCTGAAAGCAAAGCTCTAGCGACATAACCTAATCAATATGAACATGCCAACACTACCTACCTGGACTTTTCAGGGTAGGCTTATAACAGAGATTTCAGACATGCCGAAAGGTACTTATGGTTTTATTTACGAAACCTTACATAAGCCAACCGGTTTGAAGTACATAGGAAAAAAAGTACTATTCTTCGAACGTAATAAAAGACTAGGCAAAAAAGCCCTTGAAGCTTTGAGAGAAGAAAGAAAGGCAAAAGGTATAGGAGGAAGAACTCCACTTAAGCAAAAGGTTATTACAGAATCAGATTGGAAAGATTATTATGGTTCACATAAAGACATATTAAAATACGTAAAAGAATCAACTAATCTAAGATCAGATTTTGAAAAAAGGATATTAGCATTCGTACCTAATAAAAAGCTATTAACCTATTTTGAATGTAAGTACCTATTTATTAATGAAGTACTAGAGCATGACGATGTATATATCAACGATAACGTTCTAGGAAAGTTTTATAGAAAAGACTTTAAATAATGAAACTGATAGAAATTTTAACAGAAGAGAATAGATATAACGCCGACGGTTACGACGAAGGTGATATCAAGCTCATGGGAGATATGATTCTTCCTACTGATAAAATGGTCGTATTACAAGCAGAAGAAGATACATATAACAGAGGACTACTAGTAACCAGTAATAAAGATAAAAGTTACGACGTAGCCTATTGGGCAGATGATAAAACTAAGCCCTATCCTATCGGTATAGAAATAGACGGAAAGGAAGTATCTAAAGATGCTAAGATTATTAAATTCATGTTTCATCCTGAAATGAAATAAATTATGATTAAACTACAAGAACTAGTCGGCGTACCATCTTTAAAGTACCATTTAGACAATGGTCTCTCTTTACATGAGAATGTCTACCGGTACTCTTCAACTGCTTTTATACAATTGTTTACTGAAGCAAGACAAGCTGTTAGAGACGGTAAAATTAAACTCAACGAAGAAGATACTTACTTGTTAGAGAATACTGACATAGGAGAATACGGAGAATATAATGGTATGAAAGTACCACTAGACTTACCAATGATCTCTTCTGGAAAAGATCCTTTATTTGAAATTGGATCTCTAATAGACGAAATGTTAGAAAACGAAGATCTACTTGATGAAGGAACCAGTATTGCAGAAATGATAGATTATGACTTAGTAAAAGAGTTAGTCGAGTCAATGGGCGCTGCAATTAATATGGAAACGTTTAGAAAAGCAGTTAAGTTAAATGAGGAATTAGACTATTCAGGATTTGATATGCTAAAAGCTTCAGTAGACTATATGTCAGAAGCAGAATATAAAGGTAAAAAAGTTGCTCTTAACAAACCAAAGCGTGGAGGCTCTAAAAAGTTCTACGTTTATGTTAAGTCAAAGAAAGGAAACGTTAAGAAGGTATCATTTGGTGATACTGGATTATCAGTTAAGTTGAAACAAAGAGGAGCTAGAGCATCATTTGCAGCTCGTCATAAATGTTCAACAAAGAAAGATAAAACAAAAGCAGGTTATTGGTCATGTAATATTGGCCGTTACTGGAAATCATTAGGCGGTGGATCAAACTTCTCAGGTTACTGGTAGACCATATTCTGAAACAGAAGAGAATGGTTATATAATAAGGGAGTTTTCTCAAGATACTTCCTCATTTGAATTCGTATGGCATAGAGACAAAGAAGATAGAATAGTAGAAGCCATAGGAAAAACAGATTGGAAATTTCAACTAGATAATTCGGTTCCTACAGAAATAAATCGTATCTTTATACCTAAAGAGACATACCATCGACTCATAAAAGGGTCTGGAAATTTAAAAGTACGAATAAAAGAAGTTACAGGTATTGAAAACATTCATCATAACACTGAGTCAAAATGAAGACTCACTCAAGTCAGCTCAACAAACAATTCAATCTGCAAAAGATGTTGGGTACAGTGAACCTATAGAACTATTCGAAGCAGTACTTCCTACCCAATGGAAAGATATCCTACCAGATGATAATAGTCATTTTAGTAGGTACGGTAGACCTGATAACGTAGGAGCTTGTTTTGCATCTCATTACTTACTTTGGAAAAAATGTTTAGAGTTAGGAGAGCCAATCTTAATTTTAGAACACGATGCTATATTTGTAGATAATTTACCGGACATAGAATTCGATCAATGTGTTAACTTTGGTAGACCAAGTTACATAAGACCTTATGAAATGATTTATGAAGAACCGCAAGACGGTCTTCACCCTTTAATACAGTTAAATTTTTTAGGTCATCATGCTTATGCAATTAAACCTACAGCAGCAGCTCAGTTTATAAGTGATGCAGAGCATAGAGAGTTAACCGCTAATGATGTATGGATAGATAAAATTACGTACCCGTGGTTAGAAGAATATAGACCATACCCTATCATAGCAGATACTAACTTCTCAACAGTACAAACCGACTTACCAGAAGATTTACCTCTGATACAGGAATACCTCAAAGTGACAGATAAAGATAGCCCTCATCGTAGTTACATAGAAAAATGGTTCCCTCAAGTATTAGAAAAACAATCTAACAGACATATAAAAGCAACTGCTAATGAACTACCAAAAGAGTATGTAGAGCTTTACCCCGGGTATTGGGAGAATGATATTTATGCATGGATAAGAAAACCAATAGTAAATAATAAGTATCTTTTAGTAAGCTGGAGAATGTCAGGGTCTGAATTTTGTAAAGAAGCGATAAGAGAAAACTTTCCTGAAACAACATCATTAGATTATTGGGCTAAAAGCCATGTAGTATTAGATGGAGTTGTAGAAGATAGTTTACTTAACTTAGCCGATACAAAAGTATTTATGATCATTACTGACCCTAGAGAAGTCGCAATGAATTTATTTCACTTCGATAATGGTATTCATCTACATGATAATGATTATGAGAGTGGAAGACATAAAGGAGTTTCTATTCTTAATGAAGTAGCCGATAAACAGATAGAACTTATAACATATTTTAAGAAGACTTTTGGAGATAGATGCGTAGTATTAAAATACGAAGATGCGTTTTATTATCAAGATAAGTTTTTAAATTCAGTATCTAAGTTCTTAGATTCAGAACCTTTAGGTATAGATGATGTTAGAAAGTATAAAAGATCTATATATAAAAACGTAGGAGACTTTAATCAATTCTTCTCAGAAGAAGATCTAACAAAACATTATAGTAAATATAAAAGCTTTTATGACGAATGGGATTATCCAGAAAAAGGAGACATACTGCACAAGTATAGTTGGAGTGACGCAGAGACGGGAGACAAAGTAAAATATTCTGACCTATTAGACAGAAATGGTATAAGGTTAATTAATAAATGTTGCTTTACAGAAGCTGATAGAACATTATCTAACAGAGTAAAAGGACTAAATGAATTCTAAAAAGAACGTTATCATCGTATCTGCTAGAAGAAGTGGAACACATTTACTTACTGACTTAATAGTCAACAACTTCGGGTACGAGAGTATTAACTACAACTATATCGACTTCGCTAAATTTACAGATGAGATGCCTATTTTTAAATCTCTAATGTACGAAGGCGGTAAAGTGACTTGGACACATGCACATGACTTTAAGGATTATTTAAAGTATAAGCATAGTGAAGAGAATAATAATGAGCTAGACAAGTTCTTTTCTGAATCTAAAATTATATTAGTTTATAGAGATGTTAGAGATATTATAGCATCATGCTATCACAGACCGAGATATAAATCTAAGTATAAAACATTTGATAACTTTTATAAGAACTTTGATTTCGATGGATATGAACTAATTGATCAGACTTACGATAATACATTTGAATTGCTACTCCAGTATTATAAAAATTGGTTTTCTGTTTATATGTCAAGAGAACTTCTTGGACTAGATATTGAGATTGTATCATTCGAAGAAACAATAGAACTGTATACCGAAACTGTAGGTAAGATAGGTAAATTCTTGGAACAGCCAACAGATGATATAGTTGATATAAGATTACCTAATAGCGTTGATAAAGACGTAATATACACAACTAATGATTTTCGAAATGGCAAAGTAGGAGACTGGGTTAATACATTAGGTAGTAAACTAAGAAATGGATTAGGAGAAAAGTACTACAGGGACTTAGGAGCAGGATTAGACTGCTTCATAGGTGATATTAAAATTCATAAATACCACTACCCTAAAAGATCTAGCTTTCAACTAAACTCTAGAGATTGGAAATCATTAGAGGTTAAAGTAGATAAAGAATTAAAAGAATACGAAGATACATTTGCACCTTTACCGATTGATTTAGACAATAGGTATGAAGAAGCAACAGGTAGGTCTCAAGACTTTAGATATATTCATAAAGTATTTCATTACGATGATAAAATTTTAAAGTACTTATACCCTTGTAAAGCAACGTTAGAAAAGAAAGTATTCGATACTGTTATACCTGTAGCATCTAAAGAACAGTTATTGACTATAATTAAAACAAATAAGTTTCTATACGACAATGGAATAACTCCTAAACTATATCACGCAGGTATACATAAAGGAGTGTTGTACGCTTTTCAAGAAAGATACCCTGTTAAAAACGTACTTTACGAAAAGCATAACTTTCATCCCGAATGGGGCAATTACGACTGGGTAACCGATATGGGGTACCGTAAAGCCTTAATTAGCCATTTTAATAAAGCATATGAAAACAATATTCTACTCACCGATATCTTCAGCGTATATAACTGTGCTCTAGATAATGAAGGAAATTTAAAGTATATAGATGTTGACGGTATTAAACAATATAGTTCAAGAGAAGAGATGATTGCCTCAAAAGATCATAAACATATGATGGGCATATTAGAACAAATTAATATTTATTATAGAGGTTATTAGCTATGTTAAAACTCAGTAAAGATAAAAAAGGGAGTAAGGTAAGAGAGGTTAAATTTGATCTTCGAAGCTTTGGAGCAGATAAAATCTATGTTATACATGATCCTAAAAGAAAGCAACGAAAAAAAGATTTCATCCATGCTTGGGGTCATTTTGATGGATTTGAATATGAATTTGTAGATGCAGTTACTCCTATAGACTTCGACATAAACACCCTTATTAAAGATGAACATCCAGAGTTTAAACTTGATTCAATCTTCAATGACGTAGGTTCAATATCTATTACTAAAGCTGTATTAGCAATTGCATTCTCACACTTTAGAGTATACAATAAGATTAACCACCTCCCTAAATCTATAGAGAGAATATTAGTTCTAGAAGACGATGCTAGACCATCTAAGGCATTAATGGATTATATATACTCCGGGGAATACAGACTATTTTTAAACGCAATAAAGAGAAGACATTTTGATTACCTATTCTTAGGAACAGCTGATGATATCATAAAAGGAAAAGATTACAGTGACATACTAAGAAGCCCAGAAACATTTACCGGATTAGCAGCTCATGCAGTTCTTTACGATAGAGTTACTGTTAATAGGATAATTGACAATGAATATAGAGTAAGCTGGGCAGCAGATACTTTCTTACATTACCTGTTTAATTGTGATACATTTCCAAATGTATACGCTCCTTACATGTCATTTATAGAACAACAGCATAAACATATAGGTAGCTACTACTTAGATATTGATGACCCAGATTACGAATACGCTACAACTTCTCAAGTCAACCATAAAGTAGAAGAAGTAGACGAAAAGCATCCACATATAGAGAAAGAAATGATGCAGTATATTCATAAAGATTATTTTAGAGGCAAAGATACAACAGTAGATTGGAATGATAGAATTGTAACGTTTAAATGGAAAATTAGTGAAATTCAATCCCTACTCTAACTCTACCTATTTATATAAAAGGAATACGACATGAAACTAACAGACATAATACTAGAGTACACTGATGCTTATAAGAGCATTGAATCCTCATTAGCTAGAGATATTGAAAGAAGTACAGACTCTGGTGATTGTTATGTGTCTATGGGAGACTATGCCGGCGGAAGACCAGATGATGACCCTTTAAAAGATATGTCATTCGGTACAGTTACTTTTAAAACTTCAAATGACTTCGAAGAAGGACATTGGGATAAGATTAAGAAGTATGTTGAATCAAGAGGATACGACATTACTCAAGACTCTCCCTACTTTGACGAAGATCCAGGAGAAAGATATTACTACCCTTCGATTAAGTTTCATTTCAAAACTCCTTCTAAATAAATATGTATGAGACTTTCACACGTTCTATTAGGAGAAATACTTTATTATGATCCAGGCTTTGAGAGAGAAGTAGATAAGATTCTAGACCAAGGCGGTAAGCATTTAGGTTCAGGAGATTATGGAGCTGCTTACTTACTCAATGGAAGAGTTTATAAAGTAACTACTGACGAAATAGAATTAGAACACGCACACCAAATTAAAGGCAAGAAGACTAATAATTTTGCTTATATCTACGACGTTGAAACTATTGAAGATAAGTTAGGTATAATACAAATGGAGGTACTAGGAGAGTTCAAAGGAGAGATACCTGAGGAATGGATTGACGCAGTAAATAGAGAAGCTGCACAACTTGGTATTGACCCAGATGAATTAGATATCAGACCTTCTAATATAATGGTAAATCAAAAAAAACATCTCAAGTTGATAGACATTTAACATGACTATAAAACAGGTTACTAATTTATTAGAGTTATATAAAAGTGATTATGGTACCCCTAAACAGATGAAGAAAGGGAAAAGAAATAATTACCAAACTGGACTGTGGGTTGATTCATTTTCAGAGTACCATAAAATAATACAAAATGAAGTGAGAGAAATAAACCCAGAGTTAGAAATAACTCCGTGGATTTATCTTATCGAATACCGTAAAGGTAACTACTTTAAAGAACACACAGATCATTACGGCAATCGTAACAATAAAAAAGAAGATTTAATATACTCTGGTGGGTATCTACTCAACAAAGAATTTAAAGGTGGTGAGTTTATACTAGAAGATGAGGTTCAAACTCATAATATAGGAGAGCTATTTTATTTTAAAAGAACAGAAAGACACGAGGTTAAAGAAATAACAGAAGGGGTTAGGTACTCTTTACATTTCGGGATTATAGACAGAAGTCTAAGTAGTAAAAAAACTCTAATATAGTTGGTAATCTAGATATTATTTCTTATATTGTAATATAACTAGTTACGGACAATTACATGGATTATACATTCCTACTGGGTTCTATTGAAAATTTATTGGGTAAATCCCACAAAAGAGCTCGTTCTAATCATGCTTTTCACTGCCCTTTCTGTAATCACAGGAAGCCAAAGCTGGAAATCAATATGGCAACTAACGAAGAGGGACATAACCCTTGGGAATGTTGGGTATGCCAAACTAAAGGACGTACAATCCGTTCGCTGCTTAAACAGTTAAAAACTCCTAGAGAACAAGCACAAGACATACTTAAATACCTTCCGAAAGGATCATATATTGACTATAAGGGACTATCTATAGTAGAGCTACCTAAGGAGTTTCAACCTTTATATTCAGCTTCGACAACTTCGATTATTGCAAATTTAGTAAGAAAGTACCTATATGATAGAGGAATTACCGACAATGATTTTATTAAATATAATGTTGGATACTGCACAGATGGAGAATATGGAGGACGAGTTATTATTCCAAGTTATTCTGGATCCGGACAACTCAATTTCTTTGTTGCAAGAACTTACGATGGCAACTACTATAAGTACAAGAATCCTGAAGCTTCCAAAGACATAATCTTCTTCGAAAAACTTATTAACTGGAATACTCCAATAGTACTATGTGAAGGCGTATTTGATGCTATTGCTATCAGACGAAACGCTATACCTATACTAGGTAAGAGTCTCTCTACCTCCTTATACAAGAAAATAATTACTAGTAATGTAAAAGACATATACATTGCTTTAGATACAGATGCAAGAAAAGCTGCTATGAAAATAGCAGAACAATTAATGAATCAAGGAAAAAGAGTTTTCTTTGTGGACCTATTGGATAAAGATCCAAGTGATATGGGGTTTGAATATTTCACAAAACATATACAACAAGCAGAAGAGTTAGATTTAACAAAAATGATGCTGCACAAATTAGACCTATGATAAAACAAGGTATGAACATTCTTAAAGAGAATGCTAAAAAACGATTGAATTTCAATCCAGAATTAAAACAGATTAATTTTTTAGACCGTCGAGTCTATAAGAGAAGCGAAGGAGTATATTACCCGTCCGTAACAACTATACTCCAATATATGCCCAAAAATAAGTTCTTTGAATCATGGATGAAAGACGTTGGGCATAACGCTGATCTTATTATGCGTAGAGCAGGTAAGCAAGGTACACAAGTACATGAAGCAGCTGAAAAGTTAGTTGAAGGAGAAGAAGTACAGTGGATGGATGAGTACGGTAATGCTAAGTACTCTCAAATAGTATGGGAGATGATACTTAAGTTTGCTGATTTCTGGAAAGAATATAAACCTGAACTTATATCTTCAGAACAATTTGTATGGTCAGATGAACATAAGTTTGCAGGTACTGCAGATATTGTTTGTAAGATGAATGGCGAAACCTGGTTAATTGATATTAAGACTTCAAACAGTATACATAAATCTTATGACTTACAATTAGCTTCTTATGCTAAAGGTTTAGAAGAGAGTAGAGGTATTAAGATTGATAGAACAGCAGTATTATGGTTGAAAGCTCATTCAAGAGGACCTTCAAAACAGAAAAACGTAATACAAGGTAAAGGATGGAAGCTATTGCAAATAGATGAAATAGATAAGAACTTTGAGCTCTTTAAATTGATCTATAAACTCTATGCATTAGAAAACCCAAATACTGAACCTATTTATAATAAATACCCGACAACAATAAAAGTATAGTATATGAAAAACTCAGTAGATTCTTTCTTTAAGATTGCAATTTTTTATTTAACAGTTATATTTTTAGCTTCCTGCGCTTCAGTTAGCTTCAAATACGGCACAATGAATCATGCAGCTCATGTAGACGGAATTTATAATACTATACCTACTGTTAAAATAGATACGTTAAGTGAATTTCAATTTAGAAATAAATTAAGAAATGATTTGAGCTTTAGATTAGACTTTGCTCAATATGCTTTAAGTCAACCTCGATCTTTTGATTGGAATAATAGACTTCTAGGATCTAGATATAATAGGTATAATTACGGATACAACTACTATTGGAATAGAGATCAAATGTGGAACGATTGGGCATGGGGTTTCCCTCACTTCTCTCCTCACAGATGGTCACCATTTGGATTCGATAGATGGGGATATAATAGTTGGATTAACAATTCTTACTATGCATACGGTTGGAACCATTATGGTTGGAATAGATACAATAACTGGAACAATTGGAACTACTATCCTAATTATAATAGAAGACAGTCCACAGCTTATATTAACGGTAGAAGAGGTTCTACTAATATAAGAGTAAATAACAATAGAAATAGAGTTATTAGGACAAGAACTGGAACTGTTGGTAATACATTAACAGTAGACAAAGAAGCAGAAAAATTAAGAGTAAAAGTAAAGAACAGAAGAATAATAAATAACAACAATGATCAAACTATCAGAAATACTCCTAGAGGCTACGGCAGGCCCGAAAGCAGTAATAATGGCGGGAGGAGCAGGGTCAGGGAAAACGTACCTACTAAACCAGTTAGGGTTAGACAGTCTTCTCAACCTCAACCCAGACAAATACGTCGAGGATCCGGATCACCAGTATTACAACAAACTAGGACCAGCAGCCAACCAAGTAGCCAAGGACGCAGCTCAAGCAGCAGAAGAAAAAACTAGCTTTGTTTGGGATACAACAGCATCTGGTGCTAGGTTTGAAAAGCAGCTAGATGACTTGTTGGCTAAAAAGTATAAAGTGTACATGGTAATGGTGTACGCTCATCCTATGATATCTTATATATCTAACTTTCAAGGTAGAGAAAGAAATATACCAAGTGATGCCGTATTCTCTACTTGGAGAAATGTATATCAGAAGATAGAAGATTATAATAAAAAACTAAAAGGTAACTTATCTATATTTGTTTCTGACAGAGGCGGTAAGTTTAAAAAAGAAATAGAAGGCTTTGATACAGCAGCTAAAAACGGACTATCAGGAGTAAGTGACTATCTTAAAAGATACAACGAGAAAAACGACATAGGAGGTTCTTCTTTCTTCAAACCAGTAGAAATGACCTCAGATGAAGAACAGGAGTTCAAGAAACATGTTGGTAGTATTGATTGGGATAGAGACAATAGATCAGAAGATAAAGCTATCAAACAAGCCTTCCTAAAAGCATATAAAAAGAACGGAGTAGGTCCTGGCCAAGATAAACTTAAGGACGCAGTTAAAAAATATAGAGAGTCATCTACTAAAAGAAGAGAAGCTGCTGATGCAGTATTGGATAATATAATCGATATGATTTATAATCCTACATTCCAAGCTAAGTTACAACATTCTACACCAGCAGAAATAGACTCTAAAGTTCAAGCATTTTTAGCATGAAAAAATTAAAGAAGATATTTTGGGAATATTGGATTCAACCTTGGAGCCAACCAACACATAAGACAGCATGATAGCATTATATCCAGGAGCATTTAAACCACCTCATCGAGGTCATTTTAACGTAATCAAGTCTTTACTTGACGGCTCTTATAATGGATCTATCTATGACAAAGATAATTACAAAGAAAAGGGAGCAGATCTATTAGGTGGCAGAGCTAACGAAAAACCTGACATTAATAAGGTTATCGTATTTGTCGGAGGCGGCGAGAGAAACGGTATAACAAAGGAAGAGTCGATGGCAATATGGCAAGTCTACGCTAAACATTTAGGTAATGTAGAGATATTAGACGGTCAAAAGAATCCCATGTTTGCTTCTAAAGATTATGCACAAGCTAGCCCTGAAGAAGAGTTCGTTGCAGTAACTGGAATTAGAGGAGATCAAGACTTTGTTGACTTAAGAAGAGTAACAACTTATAAAAATGCTCCTAACGTCAAAGGACTAGCTTTAGCAGCAGCTCCTGGCTCAGGAATTAGAGCTACAGACTTTAGAAAAAGCATACTATCTGGCAATTTAGACGATATTATAGATTTCTTTCCAGAAGCGTTATCACAAGAGGAAATACTTAATATACTGACAGATTTGAAAGACAAGATAGTAGCAGAGATTTTAGGATCTAATATAGAAGGCTTTGTTGAAGGGTACTTTAACTCACAATTAAGCGAAGATACTCAGATAACGTCTAAAAAACTAGAATTAAAAGACTATATTACCTCTCTAACTGAATATATGTTAGATAAAGGTATGAAAATAACTCCTTTACCAGAGTTAAAACTACGTCAAGATGAGGATAACGCTGCTAACTTCTTTGGTAGAACAGCTCATTACGATCCTAACAGTAAAGAGATCGTCTTATACGTTACAGGTAGGCATAATAAAGATATAGTAAGATCTTATTCACATGAGATGATACATCATATGCAAAACCTTAGCGGTACTATAGGACAAGTTAATACTTCCAATACTAATGAAGACGAACATTTAATGGAGCTTGAAAAACAAGCTTACCTAGAGGGGAATATAACCTTTAGAAACTGGGAAGATTCACTTAAATAAGTTGCCTCCCTGCATAATTATTCGTATATTTAAGTATTAAATAAAGGTTATATGAACAGACAAGAAGTATCAGAAGTAGTAAAAGAAGTTTATCCTAGTATAGAAAAACACTACGGATATTCTAAGTTTTCTCCTGAATGTACTCCTTATATTGAATTGCATCATAACATATATGCTAGATATAGTGGAGAAGCAGAAGCTGAAGGAGAGCAAGATGACTGTCATGCTGAGTATGATAGGATAGATAACTCAATAGTTATATACTACCCTCAGATGAGAGACAGAAATCACATTATTCAGACACTAGTTCATGAATATCAACATTATCTTCAGTCACCTTTATGGATGCAAAGATATTACACTATGGGATATAGATATGACAATCACCCATACGAAGTAGCAGCATACAAAGAAGAAGAAAATTATAAAATATTCGCATGAAAAAAAGTATAGTAGATTTATTAGAAGCTTATCCACTTCCAGAACAAAAGGATAAACCGCCATATAAGATATATTGCGATATGGACGGCGTACTAACTAATTTTGAATCAAGATTCGAACATTATAGTGGTATGCATCCACAAGATTATGAGAAGAAGTATGGTTTACCTGCTTTCTGGGAACTTATAGATGTTAAAATCGGAGTTAAGTTCTGGATAGGTATGGATTGGATGCCTGATGGTAAAAAACTTTGGGACTTTATATCTCCATATCAACCAGACTTATTGACTTCTCCTTCTAGAGACAATGCTTCAAGATTAGGTAAACAACTCTGGGCTAAGAATAACTTAAGCCCTAAACCTAAAGTAATAATGGCATACTCTAAAAGTAAACAAAATTACGCTAACGAGAATAGTATATTAATTGATGATAAGAAGTCTAATATAAACGAATGGAGAGCTGCTGGAGGAATCGCCTTTAGAGTTAGGAAAGGAGATATATCAGATGCTATCGAAGGATTAAAAAAATTAGGATATGAGTAGAGAGTCTCTATTAAAAAAGGAGTTTAAAGAAGCAGATGTAAAGAGAGTAAGAAACTTAGTTAATAAAGACTTTACTTCCGGTATAAAGCAACAAGCTGGGTACACTAAGATAAAAGGTAGGTACAAAGAAGGCGATGTATGGGAAGAGTCCGGTAAAGAGTGGACAATAAAAAATGGAATAAAGCAGAACATTACTAAACTAGACTCAGCTAAGAAAGCAGTAAGACTTCCTTTAGCATGTCCTAGATGTAGCAATAGAATGAAGAAGCGCTTAGACAAAAAGATGTTTAAAGTACATGGTTTTTGTTTTGATTGTGTTGTTGATTTCGAGGCTAATCTAAAGCAAGCAGGATTGTATGAAGACTACGAAAAGAAAATGATGGCTGGAAACATAAAAGAATTCATTGTAGACATAGAAGCATGGGTAACAGAATCACTTCAAGATAAGATTACTATGGTTACTGAAGCAGGAGATAAAGAGAACTGGGGAGGAATGTCAGACAGCTATAAAGATAAGATCACAGATGATCTACAGAAATATATATCGCGTTTAAGAAAACACGTAATTTAGTTGTATTTATAATTAACTAAGAACAACAATTTATCGTCACTTAATAGCTATGACTCAAAAACAAACATTAGACGCAGTATTAGGAGAATTAAGATTCATCAAAAAGCATATGCCTAACGGCGAGATGAAGATTATTCAAAAAGATCTGGAATCTTTGAAAGAAGATGTTTCTGATTTAAAATTTACATTATTGAATCCTGATAACGGAGTAATCGTCAATACGAATAAAAACACTGAGTACATTGGTGAAATGAAAGCCGGTAAAGAAAAGTTTACTGATCAAATGCTTGAGTTAGAAGATCTCAAGAGATGGAAAGCAGGTGTCTCTAAAGCACTATGGATTATATTTGGTACTTTAGCAGCAATTGTAATCAGGATGTTAATAATGCATTCAGAACAAATAAAATAAGAATGAAAAATTTTATACAAGCACTTAAAGAACTACAAGAAGAAAAACCTGGCCTTTGGGCTAACATTAGAGCTAAAAAAGCTAGAGGTGAAAAACCTGCTCATAAAAACTCTAATGCACATAAAGATGCAGTTAAGGCCGGAAAGAAGATTAATAAAGAAGGTCTTTGGGCTAATATTAATGCTAAGAAAAAAGCAGGAAAGAAATCATCTCATGGTAACTCTAATGCTCATAAAGCTGCAGAAAAAGCCGGTAATAAATTGAAACCATAACAATGCCTGCGAAATTAAAACCCTCAGTTAAAGAATACGTTAAAGATGCTAAAGGCAGAATGAC